ATCTGTTAACCAATCTACTCTACTACCCGGAGGAACAGTATAATCTAAAAAAGTAAAAGTCGGATTAGCAGGGTCGGTTCCTGCAATATTCATAGGATAACTTAAAAAAACGTGGTCTCCTCCACTGCCATACACTTGTCGATTACCAGGCGCTATTAACGCATTATCTGTTTTTTCTAAACTAAAAGTATTAGGTGTTACTCTAATATATAATCCTGCAGGAACTTTAATAAATTCAGTAGGTACTAATGGATTAGGTATTTCAATGAAATTTTCTGCTTGAGCTTGTTTATCAAGAACTGTTGTATATACACAGTTTAAAGTAGGACCTTGTGTATCTGACTTCACAATTAATCTATCTCCATTCTCAACCTTTCTCATATTCTCTCCTTCAAGCAAAAGCCAAGCTTCATTAGTCTCAGGATTGATAAAAAATAAATTACTATAAATAGTTTCGTATCTTTCAGCATCAGCTTTGATTACAAATTTATATCTTGTAGCCCAAGCAGGTGCTATTTGAGTAAAAGGTATTACAACTTGAATACTATTTTTATATGGAGAAAATCCACAGGCAACGTGCTCGGCATTATTAGTACTTACTAATGCTGTAGTGGCTCTATTAAAATCATCCATATAAACCAATCCAATCTCATATCCTCTATTGCTATGTAAGCTACGTGGATTTGCTATTTCTTGAAAAGATACATTAGCAAAAGTAACGCGATAATATTCGTATGCTCTTATAGTTGGAGCAGATATATCGTCTACATACACCATTGCAGGGAATTGAAGTCCAATTATAGTACTACCAGGAGTTGTTATTATAGCAATTGGTTGTAATGTAGAAGTTATAGCATTAATACCGCTCGCATACTTTGTAAAAGTATTAGGAGCTGCTCCTAAATTATTAGGTAATGCACAGTTAAATGAATCAGTAAATGTTATACCACTACAAGAAGTATCTACTCCTACTATAGTTGTAGAAACAGGAAGTATATTTAAAGAAGTACCTATTGCATTTGTAAATTCAGCACTTGTAGCTAACTCATAAACAGATGTATAGTTTCTAGTTAATAGAAAGCTAAATTGAAGTACTACTCCATCTGTTACTTCGTCAGGATAAGGCGTATCTCCTGTCCAATCTCCGTGAGTTATTGTAACGTCTAATGATATTGCAGCTCCTTCAACTAATGGAGAAGCAGCTAAATCAAAAGTAATAATACTACTGTTAACAGAAAAGAAGGTATCTGCAGGGTCTATATTGTAAACTCCATTACCTGTGCTATCAATTAATGCAGTATCTCCAATTACTTCACTAATTAAACTTGTAGAATATTCAATCTTAGTAGGTTGACCATTTTTATCAATCAAATCATAGCCTTCCACGTAATTACCGTACATCAATCTATTGCCCATAATAGTTTGAGCTTTAGCAAAGCGAGGAACATTATCGTAAAGTCTCAATATCTCAGCTTCATTTAATACCGTAAATATTTTGCTGTTATTGAATGAATATTGCTGAACTTGGTTGTTACCATATCCTGCATCTGCTTTGTCTATTTGTTGAATAACTTTTATTACATTATTCTCAGATTGCTTAAATAATAAATCAATACCAACTACAAGAGGACCTCCTGTGTTGAAATTTATAATTGCAGTATTACAAGAGTTTGTCATTCCTTCGTTTAGCATACTGTTAATGCTAAAACTAAAAGGATTAGGAACAAACGCAGGAGCCGACCATTGAGATGTAGCAGAGTACTCTCCATCTACATATTTATATCTGTAAGCAAAACAAATAAACCTTGTCTCTAAGTAATTTTCCTGACCACTTGTTGTAATTGGAGTAACTTGAGGAGACTCTACAGGCGGTTTCTTAATTACAAGAATTGACTCTGCTGTAAATTGGTCTATATTTCCAATAGGATTAGGGTATCTGTTTCCAATAGGTCTTATATTTATGTAGCGTGGTGGGTTTCCTCCCACTTGTGGCACGTTATAATCATCTGTCCAAAACAAAAGATTATCAATTAAATTAATTCCCGTAATAAGATACGATGGGTTGAAATTTAAAGTAGTATTAACACCTCCTCCATCATCAATACTTATAATATGATATGTCAATACATTTGTCAAAACATTAAAAGAAACAATCAAATCAAGTTTTCCGGTATCTCCAATAGTAAAAGCAGGGTCGTGAACAAACCAATATATTGTTTCGTTGGCGCTATCTTCCATAGCTCCAATACATCTTGCTTGAGTACTTAATGGTGTTCCATCAATATACTTTAATGTAGTCAAACTTTCGTTACCCTTTGTATTTGTAATAACACCTACCTCTGAGTTCTCAGTAGAACCCATTCTGACATTCATAGCATCAATATATTCTCCATCAGGAAGTAATCGTTGGTCAACGATTTTATTCATTCTTCCTGCTATAAAGTTTCTTGTTACGTTTGCCATATTATTTGATTATCTTGTCCATACCTCTTAAATTCATTAAGAGTCTGCCTGGATGAATATTACTAATTCTGATTTTTGCGTTTCTTAACAATGCTGTTCTGTCTTTTCTCGCTCTTGCAACTATATATTCTTGAACTCCAAATTTAGAATTTAATATCTCATATTTTATTGCAGCGTAAACGTATTGCTCAAATAATTTATTAACAGTAATCAAAGAGTTGTCTCCTCCTTCCATACCATCAGATATGTATTCAAGGATACAGAGCTCTCCTGCCATACTTGAATCAAAGTTTATAACTCCTGCTTTCTTATCAATTTTAAAAGTAGGATTAAAGTTTGCAGTTTCAGTATTCAATCCAAAACGAGCTCCTATACCATAGTCAAAATACCACATATCATCCATAAAATATCCTTCTTGACCGTGGAATTGATTCCCCTGGTTAAGGTAAATACTTTTCTTCATTCTTTTTAACCTATCAAAGTCAATATCAGAGTATTGAGGTCTAAGTACATTTCCGTTTTGGTCAAACAATATGTTTCCTTGTTGGTCTTGCAAGTAAGCATTTGAGGACATAATTTGAATGTTCTCAGTCAACGGTCTTAAAAAACCATTTTTATATAAAGAGATACGAACCCAATTCACATAGTCCGAAGGAAGCACATATCTCAACGAATCAGCAACGCTTAACTCTAATACCTTAACTTCTTTAAACGCATCATAATTAAGCTCTTGTATAGCTCGTTTTGCGTGAAAGATTATTTTATATCGTTCCTCGTTATTTACCAATGAATGATTTCCTGAATACATCAATAAAAAATTATTGACTATATCATCTAAACTAACATATTGATACGAACCCCAATTTGTGTCTTGAGGTTGATTTCCATTATTGTCATAATATTCGTATTGCGATATATATGCCATTTCTTATTGTTTTTATTGTTGATTTATTTGTTGCTCTTGAACCATACCAAATTGAGCAACTTCAGTTTCACGGATTGAAATACCACAATATTGAAGTATTTTCATAACTAATCTATAAGTATCTTCAAAAGGAAGCTCAAAATCTTGATAGTCAGGTTGTGATTGGTCAAATGCCGGCTCTCCACTGCTTAAAGAAATATAAGTCCATTTTGGAGTTTTTGGAATCCTAAAGTAAACTGCTTCAACTTTTCCCTTAGCATTTATAGTATCAGGAAATAATTTTATTGTTTTTTCTTCTAAAGTATATGATGGATAAAACTCAGTTGGAGTTGTTAAGCTTGATGCGTTAAGCATTGTTATTTTACCAACACTTACTTTATCAGCTTCTTTTACCGCTTTTGAATAAATATTATAAATTTGTCCTGATGCTGTAAAAATATTTGAAGTCAATAATATTGATGTATTACTAACAATACTTACAATAGTAGCTACAGCTCCTGTGCCTTCATTTACAACAATGTCTCCTACTAATAAGCCATCAGATAAAAAAGTAGCAGAAGAATTAACAAGTGTATTAGTAACTACTGAAGTAGTTAATCCTGTTGTTAATTTTTTTGTATGACAAAGCAATTTAAGCACATAATAAGCAGCATCTCCCGTAGTAGTAGGAGATGGTAAAGAGTATTTATTTAAACCTAAATGTGGTAAGAAATTTGTAACTAAAAAACCTTCAAGTGTTTCAGCAATAGGACCTTCCATTTCTGCATAATCACTTCCAGCTGTACGTGCATTTTCAGCATTTATAGCTTTATTATAATTGCTAAAATATTCTTCAAACAGCTCCATCTGTGCATTTTCGGCAAATAAATTGAAGTCTGATGGAGAAATATATCCGTAGTTATTTTTATTTAATACAGATAATACTGTGTTTCTAACTTCGTTTATCATTTTTTAAATCTTTTTACAAATATACATAAAAAAAGCACAGAAATAAATCTGTGCTAATTTTCAAATAAATTGTATTTAACTATTGTGGTAAGTTTGCCTCTAACATTTTAAGTGCATCAATACCTTCATCACTTTGTAAGAAACCTGCTACTATATCGTAAGGGTCTTCTCCGTATGGTATTGATACCATTTTCTTTTTGTTAGTTGGTGTGTTAAACCAAACCTCTTTATCGTTGTTGCGCATTCCTAATAATTTTTCCCCAAAGAATAAACGAATCTTATCTTGGAATTGTAACTCAGGGTCATTCAATACCGTTAAGAATCCTCTTGGGTCATTTTTAGCAAACACTAATATGTCTCGTTTTAATTCTGCCGTAGAGATTGTTGATGGGTCTTTGCCAAACATAACTCTCGTAAGAGTCTCTAACTGTTGAAGAGAAAGTTTTCTTGCTTCAACTAAAGCATCAATCTCAAGGTCTAAACTCTCAACCTCGTAAACTGCATCTTTTTCTTCATCTACCTCTACAAAAACTCTTCCGTTTAAAGGATGGTAATGTAAGAAAGCTTGTAATGATGGGTTTGTTCTTGGAACACTTAAAAAGCCATCTTCAAACATAATTGGCTCAATGATTGCATTTCCATCTTGCTCGTCTTCAAATGGAGACTTCTGATTAATTGCATATCTAAGAGCTCTGTTTTCATTCTTTTTTTCATCATACCACATTAGTGGGAATCGAGGATGATTTCTTGATGCTAAACTATAGGAAAGTGGATTACCTATTGTCAATTTGTAGACTTTGTCTACTGAAACTACTGTTGCCATTTTTAATATTGATTTAATTTGATTTAATAATTTAAAAAAATATACAGGGGTACAATTTGCACCCCTGTAGTATTTTACTATATACTATCCGAAACGGAATAATACGAAGTTGTTTGCACCTAAAGTACATACACATCTCTCAGACAAAAAGTTAACCTCCATTGCATCTAAGTCGCTATTTTGAGCTCCACCTGCAGAACCTGTAATCCACGTTTTGTAACGTCTGTCTTCAGCTTCTGAAGCACGGTATCTTACGTGTAAGAAAGGTCTCTTAGCATTTTTACCCATAATTTGGTCGTACACTGAAGTAGAACCTGCAGGAACTAAAAGCCCTGTGATTGTACCTGTAGCAGTTGCAGCAGTTTGACTTAAACCACCTCTCATTGTTGGGTCATTCAAGTATTTCCAATCAGACTTGTAGAAATCGTAACCTCTACGGAATCCTGTGAAACCTAAGTTTAACGCCATATCAATATCATTGTCGAATAAACCGAAAGATGCAGATTGAGCAACACCACCTGAAGTGTATCCGTTCAATTGAGCTAACATATTGTCGATGTCAAAAGACAATCCACGGTTAACAAACACAACGTTTTCTTCAATAGCACCTTGCTTATCTAAACGAGAAACAATATCATCCCAATCTTTTAAAGTAGTTGGTGTACCACCACCCCAAACATTTCCTCTGTTGTTAACAACATAGAAGATACCTTCAGAACCTGCAGAACCTGCAGTACCTGTTACACCTAATGCAGTGATTGCTCCTGAACCTACTTCAGCAGGAACTGCTTCAATCATTGCAGTCTCTAAATAGTCTTCAAATCTCAAACGAGTTTCGTGTTCTGATTTCAAATACCATAAGTATCCTGTAGCACCGTTCTCAGTAGTAACTTCAACCCATCCAATTTGAGCCATATCAGAACCATTTACAGCATACTTATCTTTGATGATAATAGGCTTGTTAGAGAAGATTTCGTCTTCTGCTTCTAAAGAACCAACCATTCCTGGAGTTCCTTTTTTAAACTCAGAACCGTAAATAAATACAGTACAAACAGTAGATACAGCAAAAGCTTGACCACCTGCCTCGTAGAAAGCTACTTGAAAAGTAGTTGCTGTAGGAACAGAAGTAACAACTGCTTTGTTGTAAACTCCTGAAGAGTTGTTCTGAATCATAACAGTTTGTCCAACTCGAATTGCGATGTAAGTAACACCTGAGTCATTTACTGTAAAAGTTGCATTTGAATCTGTATTTATAGCAGAACCTGCAGTTACGTTAGTGTATTTAATGTGAAGACGACCTTGTTCTGCCCATTTGATTTGGTCAGAGTTAGAAGGCATCTCAGCACCTACCATTCTCAAGAATGATGCAATGGTTCTGTTACCATATCTTTCAAATTCTTTCTCATAAGTATCAGGAAGATACTGATTTAAGAAGTTGAAGTTAGTAATGTAATTTGTCACTAATGCTACTTGCTCAGCACTTGGCTGTAATTGAAAAGTAGGCGTTGATAATAAAGCACTTGCCATTTTGTTTAATTTTTAAAATTTATATTTTTTTCATACTACGGATTTTTAGACTTCTACCGGAGTCAGGATTTACCGCTTTTACCTGCATTCCATCCGTTGACCTTGTAATTTCAGGTGCTCTATTTGCAGACATTTGAATGTTCTTAATATTCTTCATCGTGCCTTCAGTAGCATCTGCTTGTCCTTGTTCGTAAAAGAACTTTGCAAATTTCTCAGGATTCATAGCAACTGCTAATGACCTATGATAACCTGCCGCATCCTTAATTAAGCCTTGCTCATCTAAAAACTTGTTTATAAAGTTTGCAGGTGTAGCTTGTGCTTTTTTTAATTCATTGGCATCTCCAGGACTGAAAGTGATTCGTTTGTCATTAACATTGAACTCAAAACCTTTGAACTCTCCGCTAAATACTTCATCAGTTTTTTGATTAAACCAATTTCTCTTTCTTTCATTCTCCTCTTCAATAGTCTTCGCTTGCTTAGTATATTGCTTGTAGCTTTCGTAGATTTCTCTCTCCTCTTCCGAAACAAATGCAGTGCTTGACTCAAGCGGCACTTGATATTTTTCTTTTTGAGAATTAAAAAACTTCTTTGCTTCAGCAACAGCCTTTTTCGTTTCTAACTTTATTTTTCTGATTGTTTGCTCGTCATCAATATCTTCGTCATATTTATACGAATCCATTAATGTTTC